GTACCACATCTGAGACACGGAGGCGTGCATCCTTATTTTCAATAGCTGCCACAGCCGGACGAATTTTTTTCAGAAGCTCTGCGGTGAAAGCATCACCGGCAGTACATTTTTTGTCTTCCATTTCTTCCGCAGAAATGGTAACTGCCTTTTCCGGCTCTGCTGCAGGTTCTTCCCCGATCAGACGGGCAATTTCCTTGTCAATGTCGGATTCATCGGACATTTTCTTTTTGTCCATCTGATTTTCCATGAAAGCCCCCATCATTTCGATGAGTTTATCCAGCTTTGCACCAAGATCGCCACCCTGCATACCATCTTCTGTTTCTTTGGGCTGTTCTTCCGTTTTCTTTTCCGGTTCAGCCGCAGGAGCTGGTGCCGCCTCTGCATCCAGTGCCGTTGCCGTTGTTTCTACCATTTTTTCCAGTTCTTCAGGATTGGCATCTTTTGCCGCGCTCCCAAAGAGCTTCAAAATCTCTGTTCTGAATTTACTCATGTGATTCACTCCTCTTTCTGGTTGTTTATCTTTGATGGCTACCTCATGCCCAGCACGCCCAGCCGGTACCACCGCCACATGGTTCCCTCTGATTTGTGTTTGTCGGTACCCGTTTCCATCAGGTACATAAATGCAAGTATAACCGCAGGAAACCTCCCGTTTCACACCATTTTCAATGTCACTAATGAGAGACGCATCTGTGATATGCAAGTCTGCCACCAGCTTGTCACCTTCCCTGCGCACGTTCTGGACATGCCCCCGACTGTACGCTCCTGCTGTTTCCGGCAGAAGATTGTCGGGCGGATGATTGTCTGTGACTATTTTTCCTTCAAAGGAAGCCATGGCAGCCGGAGAAAAGACGTCTTCCTCGTAGCGGTTGACAGCGACGATTCTTTCCGGATCGCCGTCCAGACCAAGTTCCCTTGCCAGATATTCCATAGTACCTGTGCGGGCAATGGGGACATTTTTGCAAATCAAAAAGCCCTCATCCGTTTTGGTCTGATTTGGGCTGATTTCGGTACCGTAATATGTCAGCATCTATCTCACCCCCGGTACCAGTTTTTCCTGATCTGCACTCTGTCCTGTCAGTGCTTCCACCAACATATCAGTCAATATACTTTGATGGCCTGTTTCGTCTGCATTGATTTCCAGCAGCTTAGTTACATGCTTCTGTGGTGCCAGCGCAAGAATTGCTGTATAAAGGCGTACTGTTTCTGTTTCAGCCGCAAGGGCTTTCTTCAAAAGTTCAACATATCCTTCCATAGTGCCTCTCCTTTCTGTTGATTTTGGTGGTGGGGGTGGCGGTTTGTTGGGCGCCAGTCCTGATCTTACATGCAAATGGTCATTGGAAACCACTCTCTCCCTCCTTTTTTCCACGAAAAAAGCGCCCTTTCGGACGCTTAGTTTTCTGTCTTTGATTACACTATTTTTTCAATTCTTTCTCCCACTGCTTCATAAATTCTTTTGCCGTATTTCTTGCTTTCCTTTGTTCTTCCTCTGATATCTCTACCCTGCCTACGACCTGTGCTGCAATGGGTTCATAAGATGTACGCCATAAAAATTTGTCGTGTGATGACAATTCTTCATATCTCTCTCTTTTTTCTTCATCCGGTAGCTGCAAAAATTCCCTGATTGTCAACTGTCCCATAAATCACGCCTCTTTCATGATGATGATATGCTTCCCATTTTTCTCAAAATTGTCCAATACAACAAACTTCGCATTTCTTTCATAAAGGACTTCTTTTTCTCCATCATTGAAGCCTTTCAGATCTCGCCCACGTGTGCCATCTGTAATGAGCATTTGAATATCTGCGTCAGGATTATAAATATCTCCCTTGGTTGTGGATGTATATTGTGAATAGATAACCACTTTTCCTGCTTGATGCTGCTGTAAAAATGCTTGTTTGCTTTCTTCGGAAATAAAATCCACAGATCTTGTGACGCTTCCTTGATATGTCGGCAATTTCTGTAACGCCTGATCTAAGTTCATTGTAAATGCTTTCTGTTCTCTAGTCAATTCTATTCCCTCTCGCAAAGGTTCGTTCAAAAAATAGGAGCCAGAAGATATGTATTGATTTATAGCATACCGTTCTTCTTTTGAAAGTGGGCTATTTTCCTTGTAACGGGCTTTCCATGTTTTGTATTTTTCATCCCCCAGCCGCTTATGTTTCCGGAAGGTTTCAAATGTCTTAGGCACCTGATCTCCCAATGTCATGCGGTATGTTTCCCACTGCCGATAGTCCCGCAGCCAGTCAGCCCTTGCCGTTTCCTTTTTTCGGTAGGCGTCTATCTGCTTTTTGGTTCTGGGGTCCATGGTGGGTGGATTCTTTTTGAAGCTGGAAAAATCTTTGATTTTCTGTATTTCTTCTTCACTTCTGCCTGCCGGTGTCCATGGTATCAGCACATGAAGGCAGTTTGGATGGATGTTCAGATAACTATTGGTCAAATCATTGGAACCTGTTGGGTCAATCTTTCCAAAGGCAGCAGACAGCGGCGGGAAGTTTGGGTCTTTTCCGCTTTTGCTGTAAACCCGACCTTCCAGCGGTGCGCAGATTTTGCAAGTAGTTCCATGGCTGCTGATTTTGTATAGGTCGTGTTCTTCGTCTGCCGTCAGTGTTGCCAGTACTTCCGCCTGTCTGCTGGTGGTTCGCGCCACCATGCTGCAATAGGTATGCAGGCTCCATCTTCTTCCGGCTTTGTCTATAAATGCTGTGATGCCCTCCCTTGCCAATGTCTGAAAAATATCATTGGCGGCTTTCTGGGCGCCTTTTCCCATGGCTTGTGTCTGGGCTAATGTTCCCAAAGTAACACGGCGGAAAATATCCCCTTGCGTTCTGCCGATCAGGGCATTTTGCAGGGTATTCTGTGCCGTTCCTGATGCTTCCACGATTTCCCCCATGAGATTGGTCACCAGACGGTCTATAATGCTGTACTGTGTAGCGGTCAACGCCTCCGCGTTTTCATATCCACGGACATGTTTTTCCACCGGTTCCAATATCTTACGGGCTTCCGGCACCCGAACATAAAACTGCTGTTCCACTATCTTTGGTACATATTCCCAGCAGTCTGTTTCCATCTGTTTCAAGATAGCCTGTATCCGGTTCAGGGCGGCAACGGCGTGATAATCGACTAAGCCTTGAGAACGCAGCCGCCCAATTTCATTGATAATGGCTGTTTCCGTTCGCAGGAATATGGCAATCAGCTTTTCCAGTTCTTTTTCGTTTGGTGATTTTTGAATTGGCATCTATCACGCCTCCTCAAATCCCAATCCCATAAGCGGGTCACGCAGAGCCGTCACATCCTGAAAGGTCTTTCCCTCATTTTTCTTGATGGTTTCTTCGGAAATACTGTCAAACATAGAAGTTTCTTCTGCCAGTTTTTTCAGTTCGCGCTGAGCAGTTGCCTGATCCAATAGGTTTGCCTGAAAAGCGGCAATGATGGTTTCGGCTTTTGCCTTTGCTATCTCTGCCACTTCTTTGGCTGTTGGCGTCCACAATGGAGGAAACTGGATGTCCATATCTTCCGGAACACCACCCCACACGCTCATGGCAATGATGGGCAGCAGCTTTTCCAGAATGGGGCGAAGTTTACTTTCACGCAACGTGTCCACGTAATCATAATAATTTTGCAGATCACTTTCTCCAGTAGCGTTTAACCCTGCGGGCGCACGTCCAAACAGCTTTGTCACTGGAATCCTGCTGGCACCGGATAAGTCAAGGCACATGCTGTCGTAGATTTCCTGCAAGCCCGTAAAGGTGTACTGGGTATTTTTCACCGAATCGCCTTTATTCACCAGCTGCATGCCGAAATTGGATTTCAGCACGTTCTGTGCCTGCATCATGTTCCAGAAGCGCTGCTGGATGGCAGTGGGCGCAACAGAAAAAAGCTGGTCCAGATTTTCCACCTCCATGGAATCCACATTTGCACGGAATGTCAAAGCAGCCATATTCGCTGCCACGTTGTCATGTTTCACAACGTCCGCGTAAAGGGCTTCCACTTCAGATTCTCCCCAGTACATTTCTGCCATTTTTTCCAGATAAGGCAGTTCCCGACCGACAAATCGGATAATGCGGGAATGATGTACAGATACCACCGTACTGCCATCTGCCATATTGATGTCATAGTATTTGGGCAAGCCAAAATCAGGGTCTGCCAAATCAGAAACCAATTCCATACCGGGTGTGATGCCGGACCATCGGTCAACGATATACAGCCCGGCAAAGGTACCCGGAAGTATGGTGTCCAGTTCAAGCGGTTTGGACAAATCTTCCTGCCCTCGAATCAAAATCAATCCAGCTGCGCCGCCATACAGCCTGCCCCAGCGCATTCCTTCATTGATGCGATCATATAACTGTGTCTGACGCAAGCAGCGGTCAAGTTCCTGCTGATACTTTGGAGCAATGGAACCAGATACCGTAAAGCCTTCCCGCAGCATATCATCCGGGATAATGCCAACTACATTCTGTACCACCCAGTTTGAGCGATACAGGCTGTTCAGAAGGGCATAGTCGTATGTCATGCGGGTCAAGGGATACTCTGTTGCTTCCAATGGAGATTGGGATCCGTATCCTAAATGAAAAAGCGGATTGCTAAATGAATCCGCTGTCTGTACCGGCTTTATTGTACCGGTTTTCTTTCCTTTTCTGCGGGACAATCTTCCCACCTCCTATGTCACCCGCCAGTCCGGCAGGGAGTTGATATAATAACGCAGCGCGTCTGGTCCATGGTCCTGTTCTTTCACAGGCTTTTCTTCCCCTCGTTGGCTGGATTTTTCGTCCCAACGATATGCCCCCAGCTCGTTCCGCAACCCTTCGCACCGCTGATGAATCTGAATTTGACCACGGCTCATGAGTGTAGACGTTTTTCTGATACCGTCCAGTACATCATTTTTTGCGCTTATCACAAAAATCCCTCTGCTTTTCAGCTCCGCAATGAAGGAAGCGGCAGAGGGGTCTACCAATACTGCACAACCGCCTGTACCCATGAATGTTTCCAGATCGTCTGCATATTCCTTATCTGTTTTCTGTCGATGTTCTTCCCGGCTGTCCCAACGATATTCCCGATCGATACGAACCGTTTCCTGGTCGTCATATATGTCCAGAAAGACACAAGGATTCGTGGTACCATAGTCAATGGCAATCGTTCTTGTGGACCGCCAGACCATATCCACAGGGGCTTCTGCCGTACTGTAAACATTTTTTTCTGCAGAGAACATGTCATAAATCAGACCTTCGGGAGAGCGGCGCAAGCCCAAAATATCTCGGGCATACCAGATACTTTTCCGGTCATAGGTGGATAGGGTCTTACGCAGGTTATCGTCAGATACAGAAAGGTTATCAGCAATGGTGAAATGCCCATAGTTAAAACCATAGTCTGGATTTTTCTTTTGCTTTTTGGCGTGGAAGTCCAGCACTGTTTTATAGTACCAATGCCCATCCCCTTTCGGGTTCAGGTCGTGAAAAACTGCTCTTTCCGGACTGGTCAGCGTTCTATCGAAAACCTCCTGAATAAAGTCTGCCGTACATTCATTGGCTTCTGTCACATATGCCATGCCGTAGGTATTCCCTTTGATAAGCTTTTCATCGCCGCTTTTTCCGCCGCCGGAAATCAAGACGATTTTTTCGCCAACAGGTGTCTGGATATACAGGCAATCACGCTTTTTGTACTCCCCCTCACGGCAGCGTCCCTCAAAAAAATTTTTCATGCCGAAACCATCACAGTCCAGCACATTGATTTTTGCTGTTGCTGTGGATACCCCAGCGATCAGGTGAATCCTGCTTTGATGACGTTCCAGTCTGGTGCAGAATGCCAATGTATTAACTACGTTCTTCCCGCCACGCTTTCCTCCCTCGGCTACGTTCAGCCAATGGGTAAAAGTACGGTCAAAATAATCTTTCTGATTCTGTGAAAATGGAGCCGGAATGTTCATGCCTCGTCATCCCCTTCAAAGTCGTGGATGTTCCGATTTTTTCCGGGGCGCATGAGGATTTCAGCCAGCGCAACCATATTGCTGCCGGTATCCTGCTCCTGTTCTGGCTTTTCACCCCAGCCGCGGAAATTATTGATCAGGCTGAATTTTGCACCGTTGACACCATCACGGTCAAACAGTCTGGCTTCCGCATATTCTTCAATTCTGGATTTCGCGCGTATAATCGTGTCAGCAAATTCCTTTTTGCCTTGGTATTCCATGAGGGATTGTCTGGACGCAAATCCAAGAGCAAGTGCCAGACCTGTCACCGTTGGTGGCTTCGGCTGTTTGGTATAAACCAATCCTGTTTTGGGAGTATACACAGGATTTCCATTATCGTCCAGCAACAATTCCCCTTCACATTCTTTGAAATACGCGTCTATCTTCTCCTGTATTTCTTCTTTCGTTCGAAATTTCGGCGGTCTGCCGACATACTTATTTTTCGAAACAGTCACAGCTTCCACCGTCCTTTCTGCCTCCAAAGAAAAAGGACGCCCCGTAAGGCGTCCCAAAAGAAAGGAGGTGCATTTATGTCTTTTTCCACGATGACATTTTAGCACACTTTCATGTGTCTTTATGTGTCCTTTTCAAACAACTTCAAAATGCAACAGTGCTTTTCCATGAAGTTTTAACACATACCGGTAATCATAGTTCATTTCCACAGAAATTTTCTCCCATCTCTGTTCCAGCAGATAGCGTCTGGACAGGATTTCCTGTTCTGTTGGATCCGGAACCATGCCGATCTGCTGACGGATTTCCCGGTAAGTCACCATCTGCATTTCTTTTTCCGCTTCCAGTTCCCTCACCAGCTCGTCCCATCTTGCTGCATACCCAGACAAATCAGATGTACCACTACCATGCGGCAACCCATCCCCTAACCCAACAGGGCTTGTCTTGCTGGAACGCAGCTCGTCAATTTCCTCCTGAATCATTTTCGCTCTTTTCTTAGCTGCCTGATATCTGCGAAGGTACTGCTTCTTTTCTTCGTTGTTCATCGGTATTCCCTCCCCGTAGGTTTATGACGGATTTGGATTCTCTCGATCAACTCGAAGTCACAGATCCGCAATAAATCTTTGATTAGTCTGATGATGCGGTTGGCATCCTCATCGGCTTCCTGCTCCCGTTTATGTATGGCATGTAAACCCGTCGCTGCGGTCGGGTCTGTGTATCCGCTGCCATTGCGGCTGAGTTCATCCATAGTTATTCCTCCCAAATCATAGGTGTACAATCAGGATTTACAAGGACTGTAAATACAGCACCAAAGTCAACATCACCAACTACATACATCACTTTTGTTTCTGCATGATATACTACGTGGTAGCCATCCCCATCATACACTTCCACAAACATTTCCTCTTGCCCTGCTTCCGCCTCACTCACCCCACAACATGCAAGGGATATGGCAATAACTGCCGCCGCGAAGGTGCAAATTAAAAATCGTTTCATATTATCACCATCCCGTTTTATTGAATACCTCAAACCTTGCTTTTACCATAGGATGTTCCATAGCTGCAGCAATACTCATACCATGGTTCCGGGCAAATGTAACAGCATACTCTCCGGCTGGATTAAGCATTTTATCAGGTGCTTCACTACCTGCAGGGACTTTTGCTTTTTTAGGCTTTTCCTTGTCGTCACATGCCTCATTGCAAGGTTTATCAAACTTCGAACAATAATTACAAGGTGTCATATACACACAAAAAGTCGAATTTTTATTTACCATCATGCCAGTTTCACCTCTCTTAATAACAAACTATTATAATTCAACATCAAATCCATCTGCTTCAATCACAGCATAACCCTGCTTTTCTAAATATATTTCTTCCAACTCCTCCAAAACTTTTTCCTTAGCTTCTTCGGCTGTATCGGCTTCAACATAAACGAAACCGCTGTAAGAGCCTTTATATTTTGCCATCATTCCTCACCCCTATATGTCTAACCGTATTTGTTTGTCCTCCATCTGAAATATTTCCTCCCAGTCGTGGATTCTTGTTTTCGTCAATGTATTCCACATATTTCCTATTGTTTCAGTATCTTTCTCAAGTTCTAGTAATTTATCCCACAAACATCTATGGTTTTTTCTTAAATGTCTTAGTTGTATTTCTCTTGCGTTAGGACAAAACCAGCATCCACCCCTTTGAACAAATTCATACATTGGAGATAATAAATTATATTTATTGCATAACTCATACGCCATTTGTTCTGTGTAACCGTATTTTACTAAAAGACTGATAGTATTCTTTGTTTTAATAATTCTGTCAAACCTTTTCTTTTCTTCTACAGCAATACCAACATATTGCGTATACTCACTATCAATAGATTTCCAAAACCTTCTAATAGGTTTCATTTTGCAATCGCTGTTTATTATGCACTTTCCAGCCATTGGGAATCCTTGCTTTTTACCTATTCTTTCCTGGTTTTTGCTTCTTTTTACCCTTCGTTTAAAACAATCCATATACGTTCGATCGGACCGCAGTATATGCACTGGATACCCCCAGGTTTCAAATACTTTCGCCGCTTTATGCACAAATTCAATATGTTCTGGCAATTCGCCAGAAATGCTCTCGTTGAACATAACCTCTGCGAAAATTATCATATCCAACGGTTCTCCATTTTCATGTGCCAGAATAATACTTGCCGTGGAATCCTTCCCACCCGACCAGCTAGCTATGTATTTCAACTTCCTCACCTTACGAAAAATGTTAGCAACCAAACACAGCTTTTACCGTCGCATCTTCAACTTCTGGAATGTGTCCCAGCATATTCACAGTTTTAAGTTCTGCGTGTTCTTTATTTTCCGCTTCTACTACCATAGTCACGTGTAATTCAACAATATAATCATCCATGTAAATTTCTCCTTTCATTTCGTATCCTTCTTCAGTACCTCATCCGCCACTTCCCTGATCTTCTGGCAAATGATTTCAAACCATTCCCGATCTCCATTGAGGATGGTCCGTGCCAGATCCCGCATCAGTCCTTTTTCCTCTACTCGCAGCCAGATGGCAATGAGATTGGGTTCATTGGGCATCTGGTTATCAAATATCCGATAAAACATGTACGCCAGCAGATGTTTCCGAATCTGCAAATTGATTTCATCAAATGTTTTCTGATAATTGACAATTGCATCTCGTCCCTGCTTTAACGCCTTTCCTCTGCGTCCAATGAGCGTCAGATACTTTTCTGCCTGTTCTTTTGTTTCTATCCGCACTATATTGTCCTCCATTCATGGAATTGTGTGACATTTTGTTTTTTGTGTGAATTTGTGTGACCAAAAGTCACACCGCCGAAACCATTGATTTTACTGGATTTTCTAACTATTTTTTTCTATTGTGTGAAATGTGTGAAGGTTTTTGCATACCTCGCATACGTAGAAACGTGTATATAACTATCTTGTATATATACTCCCATATATAAGGTGTGTGTAAATCGTCACACAAGTCACACATTCACACATCTGCAAAATCAAAACGGGCAAAAACGTTGATTTTACAAGGAAAACGCCATTTTTTCATTTTTCACACACTGCCTGTCTTTCATTCTGAAAAGTCACACATTTTCAAAAGGGGCATTCCTCACTGTCTGGAATATCCTCCAGCTGCATCTGCCCGTTGGGGTCTTTGATGATCCAAACGCAGGAAACCGCCTCGCCATTGATTCGTTTTGTCTTGGTATATCCCTTGCTGACTTCGATTTTCCCTGTCTGTTTCATCCAGCTGAGCAAGGATTTTGCACTGTATCCAGCTTCCACGCAGATTTTCTCAAAACGGCTCTTGATAACATAAAAATATGTATCATCCACCATGCCCCAGCATTCCATTATGTCGTCATCATCATCGAATTTCTTTTTGTTGGCTGCCAAGGTTTCACGGATGTATTCATAAGCTCGTTCATTCACAGACACGTCTTTTTTGGATTTCAAAAAGGGTTTTACATCCTGTGGCTTCAATGCCAGACCGTCATGGAATATGGCTTGTTCCGCCAGAAAGTCCGCTGCCAGTATCAGTGCCATTGCCATGGATTGTTTCCCCGTGGTGTCCATCTGTTCCAGCTCTTTGGAATAGATTTTGTAAAGCTGTGCTGCTGTCGTAAAGCTGGGATCATTCCGTTCCAGCCATTCTACAAAATACCTTCCAGCAAAGCCAAAATTCTGCAGACAAGTATCTGCCACATGCTTGGGGTCAGCAAATAAGGCTGTGGTACATTCCACCTCAATGATACGGTTCACCGCCCCACCACCGCTGGAAACCCCTGTAATGGGCATTTCCCCGTTGGTAAGGATGCAGTTGCACCATGTGGGTGTTTCGTCCACGCCGCCGGCTTTATTCCCTCTGGTCTTGCCAACACCTTCTGACAGCTTGTATATTTCTTGGTCGAAACTTTCCCGACCAGAGGCAATCTGTAGTTCATCCATAATCAGTGGCATATTGTAGACAAAAGCCGCAGAGCGTTCTTTCCCTACGGCAGTGCTGTTGAATGTCTGGATATACCGTCCCGGTCTTGGGTCTGCCCAAACGGAAGCGGCAAGCATCAATCCAACAGTCTTCCCTGCCTCTGTACCACCCCAGAAATGGACGAAAAATGGCAGGCAGTTCAATGGCTGCACCAACACCGATGAAAGACTCGCGGCAATGTGAAGCCACCCGTAGAGGCTATTTTTGCGAACATCCAGAGCCATTTCAAACCATTTCGTAAAATCTCCAACCTGTTTCACGCTGTCAAAAAAGTTCTTGCAGGACACATCCCCGTCAAACTCCAAATGCTCCACATAAGGCGAAAAACCATAGCCTTTTACCCAGCCCAGACGACCAATGCTGCTGACCTCTTCGATACGCTCATAGTTGAGATTTTCCGCATCATGGAGATACCGCACCAGCATTCTGGCGTTTTCGCTGTTCACCGCAACTCCTCGTTCAGCCAGGTCAAGAATCTGGGACGCACTGGCAAGGGTTCTCTTGCTTTCCACCAACGACCGCCAGAAATTGCCTTTTTTATATTCGATCTTCAACTTTTCTGTGTTGTTGTCGATATTGACCAGGCGCTTGGTTGGCAATATGGGGTGGATGCACGCCAGCATCTCCCCCATTTCTGTTTCCACGCGGATGCCGTCATCATCAGCTATCCAGTTGCCGCAATCCAGCTCTATGGGCTGCCCGGAAAAATTGGTGGCGTTTTTGATAGCACGCCCCTGATTGCCCATAGACTTGCAATATTCTTTGAATAGTGCCTTGAAATTCCGCACTTTTACCGCATTGGCGATTGCCGTCATTTGCTCAATAGCTTGGATAAATACAAAATTATTGTCCCGATAGCGGTAAACGACCTCATAAGGCTCTGTTGTCTCCAGAAAATCTTCTTTTGTATATTCTCTAAATTCCAAGATCACCACCGCCTAAGATTTTTACGATTTTCGCTCCAGCCTCCTCTTTTCTGCAGAACAGGAATTGGCAGCCATGCCGCTGTTCCATGGCAGAAAGGATTTTATACAGGGTTTCTCCTGTGGTGGCTTTTGGCGAAAACCGCAGTCTGGGATTGCTCCATCTGTTCACATCCTCTAATGTACGGATACCGTTTTCCTCCACCAGAATAATGAGCCGCATCCCCAGCTGTTTTGCCAGTTCCCAGGCTTCCTGTTCTTCTCTTTCCATAGTATTTATC